GCTAGAGATATTATAGAGTTAGGTATTCCAGATAGAGTAAGCTCTAAAGATTTAGAGGATAGATCTCCTACCTCTTCTAAGTCTCCGATGGAAAGTAAGCTACCTGTACCAGTAAACACTTGGTTACTACCTTGTACATTAATAGTCTTGTCACCTATACCAGTCCACATACGTAAAGGAGAAATACTAACAGGATTACCATCTACACCTGTAATAGTTCTAGTGTCAAACATAAGCTCTACAGCATAGAAAGGTCTTATATTATCCCCAGTAAGTGCAGACAGTAGTGAGGAAGGTATTGCTCTACTCATCCTACTACCTCCATTGCTCCAAATGATATACCAAAGAAACTTGCATTGTTAACCGACCAAGAAGTCTCATTAGCTGATAACCTAAAGACCCCAGAGGAATTAGTTAGGTTAGCTGATACACTTGATCTAGCTTTCCTTAGCTTAGGCCATATCTCTAGTGTACCATCTCCAGATTGATCTTGTAGTACTTTATGTAGAGTAGAATCTGCGGCAGTACCTAATTGTATATAGTCACCAGCTTTAAGTGTACCAGTCATAGTTACAGATACAGAACTATCACCTACAGCACCTGTTATAAACAGCAGACGTGCAGTACCTCTCACAGTCTTAGCTGATGGGTCGTTAAGTAGGAATGTACCTGACATACCCTTTAAGCTCATCAGGAAGCTAATCCAAGCCTCTGCGTCGTCTCTATTCAAAGGTGGTAAACTAATGTCAGCTTCCCACATCTCACCATCATAAGATTGTGTTTGTTGCTTATAAGTAAAAGGAGACATAGATACAGCAACTGTATTCTTAGCTCTTAGTTCAATACTAGCCATACCAATGTTAGTAGGTAAAGCAAGTGGGTAAGAAATAGCCATTATGCCATCGCCCTTCCATAGCTACCACCACGTCTCTTAGCATCTAGTACTGCACCTTTAGCACTGTCTGCAATCTGTGGCATCATTTGTCGTATCTCAGCACGTACAGTTTGTTGTACACCTGTCGATACATTTATGTTTTGTACGATAGTAGTTCCAGAACCACCTCCACCAGAGTTAGGTGTTATGTGACCTCCCATTGTAGGGGTGAATACTTCTGGTCCACGTTCACCAACAATATATCTTTGACCAGCATTAACTGGACCACCATTAGCTTTAGGGATAGCACTAGCGGTAGTTGCTATATCTGGAGCAAACTTATTTTCTATAGCACCAGTTATCATACCTGTAATCTTCTTAACGACATAAATGCGATATAGTTCTTTGATGATCTCTCTAGCCATATCCTTGAAGGCATCCTTAACAGACTTAGTACCATCTACCATACTCATCATAGCATTCTCCATAGAGCTACCTATAGATTTATTTAGAGCTATAAGATCTGCCGCCGCTAACTTAGCCGCTTCATGTGCTTTCTTAGCTAAAGCAATTCTTTTCTTATAATCTGCATCTGCATCTTTTATTGCTTGTAGTCTATCTTTTTCTGCTTGCACTGCATCATAAGCTAGTAGAACAGCTTCTTGCTCTAGTTCTTTATATCTATAGGCTCGTTGGTATTGTTCATCATCAAGCTCAAGACCTAGTTCTTTGAGATGCCTCTCCACAGCGTTCATCTCATTTACCTGTTTAGCTAGAAGTAATTCTCTTCCAGTATTGTCAGATATAATCGTTTGTTCGTCTGATTGAATAATTAGAGTTTTGATATAATCTTCTCTAGCCTTTTGTAGCTTTTTTAGTTCTTCTGCTTCTTGTTGTTCTTTTTTAAGACCAAGGTTTTCATCAAATACCGATTGTGTCTTTTTAATTTGAGCCTCAATTTTAGCTATGGCCTCATTATAAGTCTCTCCAAACATACTTGTTTTTCTATCACCAAAGTCAACTTTTATTGCTCCAGCACCGTATTTGTAATTCTTTGCCTCTTGATCTAGGAATGCCTGTTCAGCGGCTTCTTTATCTGCTTTCTCTTGTTTAATAGCAATAAGAGCTTGTTTTAACTTAGCTACACTTACACTTTGAATGCTATTAGCTAACATATAGTTTTCATCTTTAAGAGATCTTACAGCAGTAGCAGACTCTTCCATAGCATCTTTATATAACTTCGCAGTACTAATAGATTCATCACCTGCTTTTTTAGCCGCCATAAATGCACCAGCTAGTCCAGTACCGATAGCTAAGATCATACCTGCTATAGCACCAGCTGGACCAAAGATACCTAACAACTGCGAACCTTGTTGACCAAGGGCGACCATAGCACTTGTGCCACCTTGAACCTGTACCGCGAAATCCTGTACCTGATAACCGACTTGTTGCATACCAACAGCACCGAAGCGTTTCATCTTACGTGTGTTGACATTTGCTACTTGACCAAACTGGTTTAAGGTCATACCCGAAGCCTGAGCGTTCTTCTGTATCATAGCAAAAGTTCTTGAGTACTCATTATTACTTATAGCACCAGTAGCAACTGCTTTCTGAGCTACTAATACTTGTTTAGTAAATAACTTCTCTGCTCTATACACAGGGTCAATAGACATCTTAAGTTGCTTGAAATCAGACTTAGCTGACTTAGCGGTCATTTGTATGGTCTTCTTAGTAGTGTTTAAGTGCGTATTTAGAACCTTAAGGTCGCTAGTATCAACACTAACTTGGATTGTTTTAGCCATTTATAACCCTCATGTATATTGTATCTAAAGACATAACTGTCTCTACTTCTCTAGCATCTAAAGGTGTGCTAGTTAATTTCTTCCACGCTAGTATTTGTTCGTATGTAATAGGATTAGGTCCACTAAATCCCATACTCCTTGTCTTACTCAAGGCTATAAAAGCAGACCATACGTGGGAAATGACCATAGGAAAGTCAGGAGACTTTAATCCTTCTGGTCTTATGCCAGTCTGCTTTTCTACTTGTTCTAGGTGTTCTCTTTCGGATATACCATCCTTACCTGACTTACTCAGAGAAAACGTATGTTCTGCATAGTCTTCAAGTTTAGTTGTCAGGCTTTGGTAAAATCCAATGAGTTAGCAACCGCCTCCTCAAGCTGTAGTTTGATCCAGAAAACTTGATCGTATATCTCTGTAGCTTTCTTAACTGTTAGTTCTGGCTTCTCTCCATCAAAAGTTATATCCCAACTCTTTGTCGTATTTGCTAGTACACTAAGTGTAGAAGCCTCAAGTTGTTCAGAAGTCATAGTCAAGTCGTTATTCTTTGTAGCGGCTTTAATTCTCTTGTTAGTCTGAGAGTGCATAACTTTCTTATACTCTTCAGAGTGAGTAGCATACATACAGATAGTCATATTAGAACCATCAGGGTTAGTAAGTTCTTCCCCTGTATTTGGATGTACTAGTGTGACATCTATCGTGTCACTCTTGGGTGTTAAATCTTTTAAGTCCATATCGAGTTTCCTTATCGAGTTCGGGTTAATAAATGGGGAACGTCAGACCCGACACCAACGTTCCCCCACTCTAGCTAGAGTATTCTTTACGAGCGTGTAATACGCAAGTTAGTAGCTTCTGATGAGTCACGTAAAGCTACAAATGTTAAGTTAACTATTCTGCTTGTAGGACCATCTACACCTACGTCAGCACTGTTTATTTTGCACCGTGGGAAAAAGAACTCCATAGTGTTTGGTGTGCCAGCATTGTCACCTACAGTAACTTTAAGTGGTGTTTCTGTTTCATTGACAAATCTGTTGATTAGTGAGGCATCCTCGAAGTAAGCTGATAGAGTACCTTCTACTACAGCGTTACCTACTTCTAATGCAGGTGCGCTATCGTCGCCAACAACAAACGTAGGAGCAAAGCTGTTAGTTAAAGTGAAGTCCATAGCTGTAACTATAGCTGAAGCTGATCCACCTATCTCTAAGTCACCTGAGTATGAATCAAATGGTGAAGCTCCAGAAGCGGCATCTTGTGTCTTCTCTGTAGCACTCATAGTCATACTCTTACCTACTATACCGAATGTACCTGTTACCATAGCGTTAGGTGCTAGTGATACAGCTAATGTATTGACTGAACAACCTGTAAACAACCTAGCTTGGTCGATGTCAGCGGCATAGTCCTCGATAGAGAAGTACTTAGGTGTTGTACCAACTTTAAGTACGTTAGTAGACCAAGCACTTAACATAGCTGACTCTAGTAGCTCATCGAAATCTCCATCTCGCAGATCTCCTACAATGTCTCCAGCTACTTGACGGTTTCCGTGACGGTCTACTCTAGACATACGGTCAGCTTGAATGTCAGTACCTTCAACACGATCTTTAGTCATGTTAAGTGTGTGTGAAGTGAAAGGTAAGTTTTGGAAGTTACCAGCAGGTGTCGTACCGAAAGTTGTTTCAGTAATGTATGACAGACTGGAACGTGAACCCTGTGCAAAGGCCATATTATATTCTCCTATAGAATTATGTGTATGCGTACCAACCAATATTAACAGGAACAAAGTACCAAGGGCTATCTAAGAAGCCTTGTTGTCTTTCTGCGTAGTCAATAGATACGTTTATATTATTTGATGTTAAAGAAGTAGTAGCCTCAAACGCATCAATGACGTTCTTAGCAAGGGTGTCTGCTACTGCTGGTCCATGACCTTCTGGTGCGTAACAGTTAATTGAGAATAGACCATCATATCTCTGTTGAGGATTTAAGCCCCGTACAGCAGGTCTACGTGATACAGGGGCAAACAGTACCTGTAAGTAGCTAGTGCCAGTTGTAGGTACAAAAGAAACGCCCTCGTAAGCTATCTGAGGATTACCTGATACATTACCGAGTTGTGTCTCTAATGCTGACCTTATGCTTTTATGTACATCAGCCATACTTAATTCCTATCCTCTCGAATACTGCGTGTTGGTGTTTATACTCTACAAATCCAGCGTGAACAGAACCGTTTCTTAAACTCACCATAGTCGTGTTAGCTAAGTCTAATTGTGCTATGTCTCCATACAGTAAACTTAGACCTTCGTTACCTTTAGTTGTAGCATTCTGCCCTTTAGGTTTACCGTGAGATGATCCACCTCTAGGTCTACCAGAACCTGTACTATAAGAGAAGGAGGTTATATAAGTTCCTGTACGTACAAAAGGCTTAGAGAACTCTATAGCAGTTTTAGCTATATCTCTTAGAAAGTCTTCAACTTCTTCTTCTATCTCTTCGTTGAGTCTCTCGAAGTCACCCTCTAGTTTATTAACATTAACTTTTATATTTGTCTTCATTACTCAGATACCTCACAAACGTAGCATACTGCTACACCAGAAGCATAGATGGTTTGTACACTGTTAATAGACACTGTGTCGCCTCTACCAGAGATTTGATCATTGTCTGTAGGTATTGCAGGTAAGCCAAGGGCAGGTATCACACAGTTACGTGTGCCACGTCTTATCTCGTTTAGTAAAACGCCCTCTTGTACATTATACATATAGGCAGTTATTTCATATTCTTTAACTGTACTAGAAAACTCGCCAGTACTAGCATTGTAAGAACCAGCAGTAGTCTTCTTTAGTATCAAAGTACTACCATGACGTTGTACCAGTTTAAGTAAATTGTACGCTTGCATGTGACATCCCTATTCGTAATCAGTAGTTTCTGCGTCTATCTTAAATTGATCCTTGTTGAACTCTGGTCTAACTCTATTAGTGTTTGCTCTTACACCCTCTACAGTGGAAACAGAAATACCACCTGCTGATATACCTAAGCTACCACCTAGTTTAGTTCCTTGATACTCTAAGGTATCTGCTAACTTAGTGTAGTGAGCTTGTAGTTGTGATGAGGCTTCTTTTAACGCACCACTAATTTCTACATCGACAGAACGAGAGTACTTAGCCGCTATAGCTCTACATAACCACCCACCAGCTTTATATACGTTGTTGTTAGCTTGAGCTAGAGCGAATGAAACTTCTTCATCTTGTACTTGCTTATCATTTAGATCTGTATCACCGATTAACAACCTAGTAGAGTTTAATCTACCTAGTGCATCAGATATATTTAGGTTTCCTTCGTCGTAGCTCCAAGCCATTAGTCGTTCTCCAACTCTCCATAATTTCTACGCCAACTGCGGAGTAAACCGCGTTGCTTCTCTAGTATCTTAGACTTCTTACACTTCTTACGAGTAAACTCTGCGTGGGAATTAGTCTTAGCTTTTACTTTAGCATTGATCGTATCTACTAGGACAGCTAGTGATGCGACATCAAGTACTTCTAGTCCGTCTCCAACCTTAGCTTTAACTTCTAGGTCAGAGTTATGATGTAGAAAGTTATTGTTATATAAAGTCTGAACAACGTCACTAGAGAGAGATAACTCTTTCCAAGGGTAATGTTCTGATCTCTTCCAATCTCTTCCTCCACCACTAAATTCTTGTTTTACAAATACGGGTCTGTCAAACTGAAATGGTATCATATCGGGTTCTCCTTAATAAAAGAGGTGAGGACACTTAAGCCCTCACCAAATGTTTTGTATAGTTTTACGCTATAGCTGTGTTAAAGAATACACCTAAGTCAGCACCAGTGACTTTCATGTCGTAAGACATTTTAACTTGGATGTGTTCTGCAACCTGTTGACGCTTAAGAGCATCGTCTGAGAATGACTCAACTGTGATACCTAAGTTGTTTACACCGTCTAAAGTGTTCCAAGCAAATGTACCGCCAGCCATAGGTGTCATCAATCCAGCTGAAGGAGCAACGTGTGCTAACATAGCTGTTTTACCACCGATGAAAGAGTTGCTTTCTGCAATACCTTCTGCTGAGTCGTTCTTGACTGCTTCCATTACATAGAAGTTAGATACTTCGAAGATCTCTGCTAGTTTAGCGTCTGTGATCAATGCAGGGTTAGCTACAGTTGATCCGCCGTTTAAACGTGCTAGGATGTCTGGGTGGTTAATTAAGATGTCACGAACTTCTTTACCTACAACCATTGTGTTTGGCTTGTATCCACCAGACTTAAGTTGCATTGCACGACGTGCTTTAGTAACATCTACGATTGGTGTAGCGTTTGTGTAGTCTGACCAGTATGTGAACTCTGAGTCTAAGTTGTTGTCACCGTTAGCTACGCCATCATATTCTGTTCCCCAAACGTTAGTTGAGAAGAAAGTTGAAGCGAATTGCTCTTCACGGTGGATCATCAAACGTGTCGCAAGTGTTTGCGCTCCAGCTGAACGAATTTCCAAAGCGGCATCTTCGTTAGCAAGTGTCTGTTGATCGAAGTCCATACCTAGACCAAATACGTCTGCAAAGTATGAGCTTGTTGATAGTGACATACCGATACGGTTCACTTCTGTACGTGGAGCTAATTTCTTAACGTCCCCTGTACGGTTCATGTTGTCACGGTCATAGATGTAATACTTGTCTGACTGCTTCTGAACACCAACGATTGGGAATACTTTATCCGCAATGAAGTTAGTATCTGCTTGTGCGTAAGCGATAGTCAAGTTAGTAAGTGGTTGATCCAGATGTACACTGGATGGTGTTAATAATGGCATAATATATATTCCTTAAATTAAGCGTGAGCGTTAGCGGCTAGGATCAATTCGATTGCGATGATTTGACCGTCAACACCTGCTTCGTAAGCACGACCAACGATGATGTCACCAGAAGCCGCATTGACAGCTTTACCAGCGGCATCGATTGCCACGTCGTCTGCTATAGTTACGGTTCCACCACATTTTACCATGACTTTACCTGAGTGAGTTATTGTGCAAGCATTTCCAGCCTCAGCACCTACAGCTATAACACCGATAGTACCTTCACCGTCTCCAGCTAAGACAGCTTTAGCGGCGGCATCCATTTTTGCGAATAAGAATTGAGAGGTGCTAAGATCAGCACCAGCGATTAGAGTGCGGTTGTCGCGTGATTGCGTTACAGCCATGATTATTCCCCTTTATAGGATTTAGTGATAAGAGCTTTACCTTCATCGGTCTTTGCTACAGCAGAGTATGCCACAGCGTATTCACTCTTCTTCATTTCGTTAGTGTCCATGTAGGACTTTACAAGTGCATCAAGTTTATCTGAAGCGGTAGTAAATTCACCGTCAACGTCTGCCTTGCCTACTTCTTCCATAGATGAACCAAATGCTTTATCAGCGGCTTTTAGTACACCCATAACTTCTTCATTAGCCTCAAATGATTTGACTAATTCTTTTGCTGTAGCTACGTCAAAGTTAGGAAGAGCTTCTTCCGCTTTAGTTGTTAGCTCTAAATCAGCTTTAGCAAACTCAGCTTCTTCTAACGCCTTTAAGATAGGTGCTGGAATATCAGCTTTGTTTATTTTGTCGCCTTCGTACTCAAGGAACTCTTCTGGAGCTTTCTTTTCGATAGCGTCTGATTTGATTATGTAGCCGTTCTCAATTAGAGATTTACGTAAACGCTCATTCTCTGCTTTAAGAGTTTCAACTTCAGCGTTAGCTTTGTCTACTTCAGCTTCTTTTGCTTTCTTCATGTCTTCGTCATAAGCCTTCTTAGCTTCTTCTTCAGACATACCCTTGTCCATGTAAGGCTTTAGTTTACCTAACATCTCATCGGACATTTTTACTGTTGTTTCTAATTCTTCGTTCATAGTTTCCCCGTCGAAGTTGTCGCGCTTAAATAATGATACCATTGCCTCAGCATTGGCTGGACGATCTACCAAAGACAATTCGTCTAATTCAAGCATGGTTAAAAGGTTAGCCATTATAGTCTTCCTTTGTTGCTCTGCCACCAATGCTAAAGGCGGCTAGTTCACCAGATTTTACCTTAGCCCAGACATCATCGTTATATACTTTAAACGCTACTATCCAACCTTCTCGGTCACTCTGGATGCCAAGGGAATCACCAATCTCTTTAGTGATAGGCATAGAATGGATAACGGCCCCAATCTGCTCACCCTTGTGCATTTCTTTACCTACACGTACATGCTCCATAAACTTGTTTACGGCACTTACTAACGTGTCAGGTTTAATTACATCGCCTTGTCTATCGACTACTGGTTCACCCTTTTCGGTTACTACAGAAGCCCAACCATAGACCATGCGTTGTTCTTCATCGGTCTTTAATATTTGACCTGTAATATCTTTAGTCATACTTCCCACTGTACTACCACTCCACATTCTACAAGACCAATATCTTGCTGAGGTTTTATCTTTAGCCGTACTGCATGAGTGTCGGCTTCTAAAGTTAGCTCTAGCTTTAGGATCATCTCGACGAATTTCCATATTAGGGTCGCCGAAAGTTACTTTCTTAGTCTTACCTCCAGAGTTTACGTAAACACCAAACTTCTTACTAGAACCCTTTGGTAGTCTAAATGGTTTGTTTAGTGGTTTATCTGCTTTGTTAATAACTTCTTCAGAAGGTAGGTTGTCTATATCAAACGCTTCAGTCATTAGTCTAGATCCTCCTTAATAATAACAGTGAAGTAACCATTGTTAGGGAATGTCTCTACTGTGTTATCAGCATATGTAACTTCTACTTCACCGTAGTAAGTACCAGCAGTATTAGTATCTGCACCCACCCAAGGGTATTGTACTATACCACCAGAAGCATTTGTAACTGTCATAGGAGCATCTACTTTAAGTGTTGTTGCTCCAAACGCTTTCATGTGAAACCTAACGCCATTGTTACCTGTAATGTCTATTGCATTACCACTTGCGTCTTCTAGGGTTACTGCCAACTTAGGGCTAGTATCATTCGTTTTAATTCTAAAAGCCATTAGCCTATCTTAACCTTATTGTTTGAGTCAAATCTAACTGAGTTACTATTCGCTATTTCTGTTCTGCTACCTATACGTTGATTGCCTATGTTTACTACTCTAGCTAAAGCTGGATTATAGTAAGGTTCACCTAAGACTGGTATGCCAGTAATAACATTATCTAATAAGAAGTAGTGATCCCCTATTATGACAGTGCTACCTACTTCTGGTGTTCCTGTTGTAATATTAGGAGACGAAAGACTTACAAAATACTGTAGTACAGCATCATCTACATCTGGTACTCCAGAGACTAACTCTCCAGTAGAAAAAGTCTCTTCTTCTGACATTGATATATCAGGTACACTTACAGCACCAGTATTCATGTCCCCAGTAGAAATTATGTGATCTTGGTTTATTAAAATAGTATCAAGTACAGGAGGTGCAGTATTTAAGTTTGCTATCTGTATTATGTGTTCTTGTAGTATTGCAACACTAGGAGTTTCTGGTGTATCTGTTGTTATAGGTCTAGCAACAAACGTCTCTTCTTCTTGCATAGTCACAGAAGGTATACTTAAATTACCAGTATCTAGATCTCCAGCATTAAGAGTTTGCCCTTGATTTACTACAGGAACTTCTAGAGTAGGATTACCTGTACTTACATCCCCAGTAGAAAATGTTTCGTCTTCTTGCATTGTAGCAGAAGGTAGGTCTATTCCTGTATCTAAGTTAGGAGTAGAAAGTATATTACCTTCTGTTATGTCTGCACTGTCAGTATCTGGAGTGTCAGTAATTATATTTAGAGCAGAGAACGTCTCTTCCTCAGACATTGCTATGTCGTCAACAACCACAGAACCAGCATCTAAATTATTAGAGTTTAGAGTTTGACCTTGGTTTATAGAAGTCGTATCTAAATCTGGACTACCAGTGGAAATAGAAGTTGTACCTAGAGCATACAATATTAAAGCTGTAGAAGAACCAACAGTAGGACTACCTGTACTTATACTTGTAGCAGTAAACGTTTCGTCTTCTTGTAGTAGTGCAGTATTTAAATCAGGATTGTTAGTAGCTAACTCTCCAGTGGAAAGTGACTTACCTGAGTTCTTACTAGGTTGTCCTAGTACTGGACTTCCTGTAGTTATAAATAACGCACCTAAAGTCTCATCTTCTTGGAATGTAGTATTAGCTACACTTACAGCACTAGTAGTAATGGCACTAGCTGTTAAATCGTATTCTTCGCTCCCCATACCTGCAAAGGTAGCGGATGCAAAAGGGCTAGTACCAAACATTTATTGCTCCTAGTTTTCGTCACCCACATAACGGGATGTCCACATAGTTAATGAATATTTAACCCCAGACTGTAGCTCATCGACATAATGACCATGAGTAACTTGACTAGGGAAGAGTATACAACTTCCAACGGGTACATCTAGGTTTGTAAAGTCCTGACGTGGGAAATAGAGTGTAGCACCTTCATAGTTGTCGTTTAATTTAACACTACCAGTTATAAGAGATGCGTCTGTATGTAATCCTAAAGACTTCTGAGTGTCCATAGCGTAACGCATAGTAAAGGCATCACGTAGACCCATATATTCTACAGGCTTCCAATGTTTCTCACATATCTTAAATAGCCTATCTCTCCAGAGAGCTTCATACTCTTTCCATAGACCTAACTTCTTAAGCCTTATCTCTTGTGCTGGAAACTTATCTCCGTCTAGGTTACCCCAACCACCTAGAGCATCAGACTTAGCTATTAAGTCTTTACACTCACTATCAGATAGTAGTTTTGTAACTAGCAAGTCTTGAGCTACTTCTTTATAGCTTAAATCTCTACTTGTCCTAGTAATAGGAGAGGATAGTTCTTTATACCCAAACTGTTCTGCTAAACTGTAGAAGAAGTCTTTCTCTGACTTGCCTCCATTACCATGATATATACAACCACAACAATTAGTTCTGTCATTCCACAGTTGACCATTTACTATCTTTATATCTGTATCGTGATTTTGGAATATGTATGCTTCGTAGTCTAATCCTACTTTATTTGCATACTCTGTTTCTACTGTACCATCTATTAGTTTTAAGTATCTTGTTTGACAATAGAGTTGATCATCACCTTTAGCGTCTGTGCTTGGTAAGTTAAGGAACTCATCTATTGCCCCTGCATACCCTATATACAAACCACTATTTAAATACCTGTAAGGTGTTCCATCATCTATCCAACTTTCTTTATAGAAGTGGTTATCTGTTATAGGCCAGCATTCTTGTTCTGCTCCAAACAATATGTCTACATCAAAGTCTAAGAACCTTTGTACTATCGTCTCATAACCTTCAGTGAAGAAAGTATCATACCCATCGACAAATAAGACTATCTCATCTTTAGCTAAGTCTTTTACTAAGTTCTTTACTAGCTCTACTTTTCTTAAACCGTCATATCCTTCCATCTCACTCTTCCAGCTATCTCCTTTACCAAGGTTAACTAGATTAATTTGATGTTTGTCGCATGACTGTGATAGAGGCCACATCTTAGTTTCATCTGTAGCTACTGTTATTATGTTAATCTTACTAGAGTCTATCATCGGACTATCTTCTTCCTCTATGGTACTTGGTCGGGTTGACCTTGGGATTTGAGTAACGACCTCTTCTTCATAGAAGTAGTTTTGTTTATGTTTTAGCTTCATAGGAACCCATTCATCAACTGGGATTATGTTATCCTTAAAGTCTTGTATCAACAGTCTTGCTGTATCTGGAGTAATTGCATAAGCATGGCAGTTATACCAATAGCCCATGTCGTTCCATCTGTAACCTAACCATACACTATCGTGGGAATTAAGAAGTCTATTCACCTTATCAGTATCTATTCTATCGTAGACTGCATCCTCTTCCAGTATAATACCATTAGAGTTACTGTTTGCAATCTTCTCCCAGACCCTCAGATGGCTCACTGAGCATCCAAACTCACCTTTTAGTATACTCCTACTGTGAATAGGGTCTAACCAGCCTGTACGGGGCTTACAGCCAGTCTCAGAGTATACATCACTCCACTGTTTATTACGTGCATCGTAAGCTGATCCGTGGAGTGATATTTGATAGATTATCACTTTTCAACTATATCCCAAGCCTTAGTTTCTTCATTCCAGACATATTGAGTGTCAGTACCAGTAGGCATAGAGGTAGGGGCTTCCCACAGGCAAGTTTCCTCATCTAACACCCAAGAAGAATATGGTTTCTTAGGTATAAATGCGTCAAGTGTTTGATCGTAGGAGTATCCAATACCAGCGTAGTGCTTACGCAATGTACCATCCGTTTTTGTTTCTATCCACTCACCTGCGCTGTCATCAACAAATGTATTGAAGAACTCAGGCTCTGCAACAATTACACGCAGTACCACTCCATTATTTACTTTTGCAAAGTATTTCATAATTTACCTCTAAACTTATTCGAATTGTAATGTACCAGAACTAGTAAAGACGTGTGTTGTATATCCACCTGATGTAGTCCGAGTTCCACCAGTACCTTGTGGTGTGCCAGCATAACGAATTACAACAATACCAGATAGACCAGTCAAACCGCCAGCAGAGAAATTAGCATAACCGCCACCGCCATAACCTTGTGCGCCATTTGCATAACCTGACCCGTTCATAGAACCCCCACCAGCATAATATGTTGCTGTTCCAGTTATACTACTTTGGACACCAGATCCGCCATATCTCTGAATGCCTGCCGCGCCTGCTCCACCGCCGCCACCTCCATAACCTTGGTCTGTACTTCCACCCCCAGCATAACCTTGACCAGAAGTACCTGAACCTCCACCAGCTCCATTAACACCTCCACCACCAGAGCCACCGCTACGCCCAGTACCAGAGCCACCACCGCCGCCTCCTTGAGAGGTTATAGTTGTAGAACCAAGTGTCAGAGAGCTACTGTTACCATCTCCGCCATCCCAACTACCATTAGGTTGAATCCCTGGTACACCGCCGCTACCGACGACTACAGTCATTTGATCTCCAGTAACGGCCTGTAGTGTACTCTCTGCGCTGTTACCACCACCAGAAGATTCACCTGATACATTTGATCGATAACCACCACCGCCGCCACCGCCAGCCCAACGTGACCCTCGATAACCACCTCCGCCGCCACCAGCTACTACTATATATTCAATATTAAAAGGAGGCTTTTGGTTGGCACCAACCCACAAACTCTTAGTTTGACTCCAGAACTCACCTTCATATTTCTCAGTGTTATATCTGAATGCCCCATTTACTGGGCTACTGGGTCTTTGTGCTGTTGTACCAGCTGGTATCTGGACTGCGCCAGTACCACTTCCAGAGAAGCTCTCACCCTTTTGTCCTTTTTGACCAGTACTACCAGTACCACCTGTAGAGCCTGTAGAACCTGTTTGTCCCTTCTGTCCCTTCTGTCCAGTCGATCCAGTTGAACCAGTACCGCCAGTAGATCCAGTCTGTCCCTTCTGACCCTTCTGACCAGTAGAACCAGTTGAGCCTGTACTACCAGTATTACCAGTATTACCTTGCGCTCCTACTTCTCCCTTTTGGCCTTTCTGACCTTGAGATCCAGTACTTCCAGTTGAGCCTGTAGAACCCGTAGCTCCTACCTCACCCTTCTGTCCCTTTTGTCCTTGCGAACCTGTATTACCTGTAGAGCCAGTTGAGCCAGTATTACCTACCTCACCCTTCTGTCCTTTTTGTCCAGTTGAGCCTGTACCACCAGTTGAGCCAACTTCTCCCTTTTGGCCTTTCTGACCTTGGGAACCAGTCGATCCAGTATTACCAGCATTACCTTGAATACCTTGTGCGCCAACCTCGCCCTTCTGACCCTTTTGACCAGTAGAACCGTTAGAACCAGCACTACCTGTAGCTCCTGTAGCTCCAATTTCGCCCTTCTGACCTTTTTGACCAGTAGAACCTGTAGACCCAGTATTACCTGTAACTCCAACTTCACCTTTTTGACCTTTAGCTCCAGTCGATCCTGTATTACCAGTTACACCGACCTCACCCTTTTGACCTTTAGCTCCGTTAGATCCAGCACTACCAGTTGCTCCAGTATTACCTTGAATACCTTGAGAACCAGTAGCTCCAACTTCACCTTTCTGTCCCTTCTGACCTTGAAGAGCAGTGGCAGTAACAGTAGCTTTTTTCCAAGTACCAGCAGAAGTATCATACGACACAATAAGGTCGTCAGATGCTGGAGATGCACTAGTAGATAAACCTGTCAATGCTGTAGGTAAAGCTGTGGCAGTAACGTCTGCGTTAGCAGATACGTTATCTAGTTTAGACCCATCAGTAGAAACATCTCTACCGTCAACAGTACCTACGTTTACTACGTTTCTACTGTCGTCAATTACCTCAGTGCCGTTTATTTTTACTGCCATCTTCGTGTACTCACTATTAGCTTATGTTATATTGTTTGGTCAGTCTGTATGTCATTAGTCACAGACAATGTTCCGCTACTGTCGAGTTTGAATTTATTTGTTCCACTATAAGCAAAGAATAAAGATCCTCCGCTTTCAGTTATAGTCCAGTCACCAAAGTCTACTGTCGGAGTAAATAGAGTTCCTGTCATTGTTCCGCCAGCTTTAGGTACTGCATTATCAGCAGTAGTACCTTGTGCGGCTGTAGCATAATCTGTACTATCAAATGCTTTTACTTGAGCTAAGTTAGTAACTTCACTATCCATCAAAGCACCAGCAGATGTTACATTAGCTGTATCTGTTACATCTGCACCGTCTTCTACATTTAACGCAGTTAGAAGTGAACTCTTAGTTATAGAACCAATTAATCCGACAACTGATTGAACTGCATCTGTGTTATCGTGTTTAGACCAGTTATTAGCAAAAGTAGTAGTAGAAGCGTTATCTGTAGTGGCGACAATGTTATCGCCTACATGAAATGCTACGCTGTCTACAGTTCCAGCTACAGATACATAGTAGAACCAACCAGTTTGTGCGCCCGATGGAAAACTACCAGCAGAAGCATCCCAGTCGCCTTTATATACCATACCATTAGCAAGAGCCGCAACTTCAGTTTCTACGTTATCTAGAGTAGCTCCGTCTGTCGCTATATCACGACCATCTACTGTGCCTGATACAGTTACGTTGCCTGTTACTGATATGCCTGATGCTGTTGTTTCAATCTTTTTAGTATTGTCATGGTATAATTCAACAGCACCATCAACTATACCTTTCATATAGGTTTCACCAGTGTATTTGCCGATAACTGTGTTGTTACCTCTAATGTAAAGCCAACCAGCCCCCTTTTCATCAATAAAACTATCAGTTCCGTTGTGGTAAATCTCAATATCAGACCCAGTTCCGAAAATAGCTTTCTGGTTGTCACTGAAGTTTAGATTACCGCTTGCATCTAAGAAAGATGCTTTAGAGGAAGGTTGAGTTACAAATACAAACTTCTCTCCAGCTGACCAATTAACTGCATTACCACTGTTAGATGATGATAGTATTGTTGTACGTGCTAAAGTTGTTCCAGAAGCAGTGTACGTTCCAATACCAACTTCCCAGTCCCCACCATCAGTAACAGTATAGTAAGTAGTATTACCATTACCTATAGTGGAAAACGATTGAAAACCAACTTCAGCACCTGCTAATGTGTAAGTCCCAGTACCAGTTGTAGTAGTTGTTTCTTTTACACGATCTTTAATAACAAGTGCCATAGTTTATTCCTTAAGTTGGATCAGGGATACCAATATCAAATGAAGCCAATGTAAATGTGTTACCACTTGTAACTGACTGTGATGCTGTAAGAGCCGCTGTAGCTAACAAACGTGAGTTGTTAGTATCTACTAGAGCGTAGTGAGTAACTGTTCCTGTACCTGTAATCGAACCATCTGAGATAGCTGATACTGTGACTTTACGTCCACCACCAGTACGATCCGAAGGAGCCGCGATGGAAAGTGAGGTAGAGTTACCTAGTGTTAATGTAGATGTAGCCGCCGTATAAGTTGTAGCTTCTGCTGAAGTTACGTGGACTACGTTTGCTTCTGTGTCTAATGTAGTCAAACCATTATCAAACACTCTGTCATTTAGAAATGCCATTATTCTTCTTCCTGTTCTTCAAGAGCTTCTTGCTCTTCTGTTTCTGTTTCCCTATCGGGGTCATAATTTAGGTCTGCTATATCCATAAGGTTTTGTATAACCTCTGGGTGATCACTAACGCTAATATCTGCGCCGTTAAGGTTACGCAAGAACCCTGCAATCTCACGTAGGTCGTGAGGTGCGACATCGCCAGCTTCAATAGTCGGCATCAACGAATAGTCCAGACCGTTCAACTCCCATAGTCTCTCGACTAGTTGCTTATTGAGGACATCGACAATTTGCTGGATGTAACTCTCAAGTGCGCGGAGGAACAAGTCTGTCTTGCTCTTCGACAAAGCGTATGAACCGCCTTGACTACCAAGCATTAGGAACTCTGATAAGACACTCCTAGCGATATCGTGTTGATACCTCTTTACTATGGGGTCAATGTCGATGTTCCTAGAACCACTTGAAGACATAAGTTCCACGTCAACTAACCTGATATTAGTAGGACTTCCATCCTTATCAGGGTAAGTATCTGAAGGAGTAATTATGTAACCTTGTTCATTAAACTTAACGTCACGTAGTATCTGCTCAAGATTAGACTTAAACTGTACTTGTGATGATGTAGCATCTGGGGATAGGTACTCCGAAGGAATACGAGCTACTGGAATACCTGCTAACTCTCGCTCTACAGCAATCGCTTCAATAGCCTGTAAGTTATTAAGGTACTCATAAGAAGTATATGCATTACGCAAGATAGAACGACCACTAGGATCTCCATTAAGACTAGTAGTACGGTAGTACAAGCTCTTACGAGAAGGTATATAATGTTTCGTAGTACCTGCATAACCGCCATCCTGATAAACACCTTGTATATCACCAGTCTTGTTGTCTACATCAAACCTAGATACTGTCCAAGGTGCGCGCATTGCTATCTTACGTACACCCATTCTACCGTCAGTATACTTAGATCTCTTCTTATCATTTGTTTGAGTAGGACCAACTCTGCGTTTGTATACTACTTCGAACCATGCAAAGCCATACGACAAACAAGATAGAGCTTCAGCTATGTGATCGTCTAGCGTATGATCCATATCACACAAAACACTCTCAACAAAGTCAGCTTCGCGTTTAGCTTCCTCAGAATCGTCACAAGGACAAACTTTTAGGTCTACATCGCGCAAAACCTGTTCCGTAGCGTACATAACTGCACCGATAGTGCTATCATTATCACGCATTTCACGGTACTTTCGTATCGCTTTTTTGCCTCTAAGTTCTGGTAGAAACTCATCGGAACGTATCTGACCGTTAATTGTATTTTCACCAGAGACACCTAGTATCGCTGTCGATTCCGTCTGTGAGAGTTTCTTTACCATTTTACTTTAAGCCTTTAGCGTTAGAATATGCCAGAACTAGCTGTGGTTTTGCATATCCGTTAAGTGATAGATCCGTTATAGCCCATACCATAGCATCAAGACGGTCTGGTGAGCCTGTGGACCCTAAAGGTTCCCACTGTACCATCTGATCCTCTAAATCATTCAATCCTTTGACGTGTTTGACTTTACCTTGCTCATATAAAGCAGAGACAGGTTCAGCACGAGCCATTTTGCCTCTACTTGCGTGTACAAGTTTGACTGGCACGTTTTCGTCTTCAGTGTGCAGAGTGTGACGCACCATATCTCCACCTTGGTTCTTCTCCGCTACTATGCGGTCAGCCATGTGTTTACGATATAACTCAATGGCTTTAGATGCCCATTGTTGCGGTGTGTAACGATCAGTGTGATCTTCTAATACGTAAGCTACTCCATTAACATCTATGCCAGCGACAACCATACCAGTCATATCACTATCAGTATTCGATGTAACTGCTGGGTCAATCGAAACTATGATACGTGCTAACTGAGGAACTTCGTCCTTGTCTATCTCACATGAATGTAGGAGTTTCCTATTCCAAAGCGCACCTGACGCTTCGTCTAATATCTCTGCGTATAATTCTTGCCTACCAAGACGTGTGCCTTCGTAAGTCTTCTTAATTGCATCTAAGAAAGTACCTGCTAAGTTAGCCGCATTATCAAATGTGCTACCCTTACTGATGTATGTCTTATCATCAGCAATTATACCTCTTAGTAGTTTTGTTGTTTTGGGGGTTGTTGTTACAAAGACTTGTGGCTTACGTCCTAGACGTAGACCGAACATCATCATGTCCCAAGTCTCTTGTGCATTGCGCCAAGCGCAAAGTTCGTCAGTCCAAGCACTGTATGCTTGTGGACCACGTAATCGTTCTGGATCTTCAGCAGAGAAGAAAACAGCCTTAGCTCCATTCTCCCATGTTAGTGTACTATTAGTTGGCGACCAAATAGGGAAACCTATATTCTTTCCTCTATATGTTTTATCACCTTTCCAGCAGACATTCAGAAGTCCACTGTCTCCTTCAACCATAACTCTTCTTACATCACCTTTAGTTGGTGCGACACAATGAACAATCTTGTCACCCTTCTTAATTCGATGTCTTACCCATTCTGCTCCAGCACGAGTTTTACCCCATCCTCGACCAGCTAATGCTATCCATGTTGTCCAGTCACCTTTCGGTTCTAACTGGTCAGGTCTAGCCCAGAAGTTCCAATCATACCTAAGCTCATCAGCCTTTGCTGGACCAATCTCTTTTAGTATTCTATGGACTTCTGCATCGGGTAATGCTCTTAAGTCATCAGCTGTTATTTTCATCGGGAGTTATATTCTTTCCTAGTAGCGACATAACGCTATCTACTGCGGCTAGATCCTCATCTGGATCTGCTTCTTGCTCTACTTCATTCACTGTACTGTTAGGCGACCAACCCCCTTTAGATCTTAAGTAAAACTCTGCGGCTTTAAAGTCACCTTGCAATGCATTATTGATAACGACATTACCTATCTTACCTATTATATCTGCTCTAGTCTGTGATATTAGTTCTCCGTACAACTTATAGAATGTAGCTGAACTGGAAGGAGCATTCTGATATTGCTGGATCGACCCCATAATATCTTTTACAGAGACACCATTCCTGATGCCTTCAGTAACTTTCTTAGCGATTATCTCGCTGTACTTTGTAGCTTGGATAGTCATAGTTCTTCTGTACCTTAATAAATAAACCCCACATCGGCATGACCACATCTAGTTTTGTTAGCGACAATCGGAAAGGTTCGTCATGGTTGTAGGGGGAATATGATAGGCTACTACTTACGTATATACTTACGTTTTTATATTTAGTAATATATATCATCAAGTTATAAAACCTAATGTAAGAAACGTAAGTAGTACCTCTTATGTATATATAATGTCTTATTATACAAAAGTGTGAAGTAAGTATTTTAACTATTTTATAAGTCGTTGATATATAACAAATCTTTTTTCTTGACAGCTTACTTAAGTGGGTAGCCAATGTCGCCTTCTTGTGTCGTTCTCTTGTAATGACTCCGTGGGAAAATGATATAGCCGCCGTACCTGTGACAATATGACACCCCTTCGAACCTACTTTATTTTTTTTTATGTTGGAAATCATATGGGTAGCCACACCCCTCCGCGAATCAGCTGTATGATTCTAAGGGTTCCCTTGACATTCCCC